GAGTTGTTCTTATGTGTTCACGTGATCTTCTTTTTCAAAGATTTGAGCTCACTGGTGAAAATTTCACTAGGGCCTTGGATTCTTTTATGAAGAAACTTGACTTATACGGACAAAGTATTATATAATATCTACAGGATGCCGTAATGGGTCCTACTAAATCTTGCTTAACAGGAGGTTATTATGAACGAGCTAGATATTATTCGAAACCATTTTCTTGGTTTCCACAACGACTTTTTTGACAGTTTCAGAAGAGTATCAACTTATCCACCATACAACATTAAAGAAAAGGATGACTTAGGAGTCATTGAATTTGCTGTTGCGGGGTTCGCTGAGAAAGATTTGAAAGTTGAGGTTAAAGATCAAACTTTATACGTTTATGGGTGTAAAGAGGAAAAAACATCAGAAGATTTTTACCACAAAGGGATATCAGATAGAACTTTCCAAAAAAGCTTTAGACTTCATGAGCACATTGTGATTAATGGGGCGGAGCTAAAGGATGGTCTTTTAAAAGTGGCATATCATAGAGATATACCAGAGTCTGAAAAACCAAAACAAATAAAAATTAAATCCAAGTAGAAAGTTCCTCGCCACTGATTTCTTTGGCGATGTTAACTTTATTGCGAAGGGACTGAATGATTTTTTCATCTACAGTCCCTTTTGCAACTAAATCTATATATAGAACTGAATTTTTTTGTCCTATTCTATGAGCACGATCCTCTGATTGAATCCTTTTCTCAAGATCATAGTTATTTGAGTAATAGATTACTGTACTAGCGGCTGTGAGTGTAATCCCATATCCACCAGTTTGAGTATTTCCTATAAAAAATCTTACTTTTGAGTCAGGGTCCTGAAATCTACGTATACATTCTTGTCTTTCATCGGAAGGTGTTGCGCCATAATATGTACAACAAGAATCTTTCCCAAAATCACTTAAAGCTATGCTAGCTTCAATTCTTTCAATATCATGAATATAATTGGCCCATATAATTACTTTTCCAGTAGTTTCACCCAGTATATGCATTAATTCATCAAGTCTATTAGAAGTGAGGTTCATAGTACTGCCCGTATCTAACTTCATATGCCCACACGTAATTTGATGTAATCTAATTAATTGTGTGAGCACATTCAGAGCAGTTGTAGACTGACCTTTCAATTGTGCTATAGCACTTGTCTTCATTTCGCCATAAGCTTCTTTTTGTTCATCTGTTAATTCTACTTCTCTTTTTACATAAACTTTAGGTGGTAAATCCAAACAATCTTTCTTCAAAACCCTGTATGAGTGTGGAGATACTAATTTTCCTAGCTGTGCTAAATTTCTAAATTTTACAATCTTCTGATATTTATGTGTTCCACCTGCTGCATTAGCTGTTATTATTACAGCATATCTAGTTCTAAATGCGTAATAACTTTGTTGACCTAATATTTCTGGATCTAGAAAATCCATCTGCGCCCATAAATCCATAGGAGATTGTGTAACTGGAGATCCTGTTAATATCCTTCTATACTTAGCTTCTTTAGCCAGCGATAAAATATTCTTAGTTCTTTTTGCTTTTGGATTTTTAATTGTTGTACTTTCATCAACAATCATCATGGATTTGAAATTTAGAAATAACATAGCTTCTTTCATTCCTTTTTTAGTTGAAAGAGCTTCCACATTCATAACAAATATTCTAAGTTTAAATTTTGTTTTCCTTAATGCCCGTAACTGAGCTTTATATTTTTCACTAGTAGATGGTTTCCATGCCAGGACTTCCATATCTATGTAATCGGGAATATGAATAGGTATTTCTTGTTCCACCCAGGTCATGTATGTTCCTTTAGGAGCAATTACTAATAGATTATCTATTTTTCCCTGGTTATATAAAATAGAAGCATTATCCAATGCTATTTTAGTTTTACCAGTTCCCATTTCTGCAAATATGGCAAATGCTTTTTTATTCCAGCATTTTTTTAAAGCATCCTTCTGGTGCTCATACGGCTCTGTCTTAAATTTATACATTCTTAATTCTTGCTTTTAATTATAACATATGTTATAATACAAATCAAGAAATAAAAAATGACAGTTTTTATACCACAAGTAATGGATTATAATGTTCGATCTGCAGATAAGTTTGGAGATTTAGAAGTTATGCTTCCTGACAGAAAACAGCTTATTTTTTCCGCAGGCCCATTAGTAGTAGAACTTAGACAAAAATTAAGAGACTTTTCTGATGATGATTACTTGCTTTTAATCGGAGATCCTGCTATAATAGGGGTATGCTGCGCAATTGCTGCAGAATATAATAACGGAAAATTTAAAGTTCTAAAATGGGATAAAAGAGAATATCGTTATTATGATATAGAAATAAATTTGAGAGGGCAGAATGAATAAGTTAATTAATCAGATGGCAAAAGATGCTGAAACTATTCCAGAAGATAATATGGGAAAGATTGGTGCAGTAGCAACTGATATTGCAGAAACGCAAGAAGAAATATCAAAACTAAAAGAACAATTAAAAAGTAAAGAAGACTATGGAAGAAAACTTTCAGAAGAAGTTTTACCAAGTCTTTTTGCAGCAGTAGGACTATCAGAATTAAAACTATCTGATGGTCGTAAGATAAAGGTTTCCGAGACATACAGAGCGTCTATTAAAGTAGAAAATAGAAAAGCTGCGTATACTTGGCTAAGAGACAATGGATTTGGGGATTTAGTAAAGAACCAAGTCACTTGTAGCTTTGGAAGGAATGAAGATGAGAAAGCTAGTGGTCTTATATCCACCCTCTCTGAGGGAGGATTTGAGCCTGCACAACGCGAGTGGGTCGAACCTTCCACCCTTCGCGCATTCGTCCGTGAGCAATATGAGAGTGGCCGGGATCTTCCTATGGAACTTCTTGGTGCCTTTGTTGGTCACAAAACAACAATTAAATCTGAATAAGGTAAATACTAATGAATAAATCAGTAAAAAATAAAGAGAATACTTTAGACCTCGCAGTTATTGCAGAGGATGCTAAAGCAATGAGTGGCTTTGGTACACTTAATCTAGCAAGGGATACAGCTATTCCTTATATTAGCATTTTGCAAACATCAAGCCCCCAAGTTAACCCATCAAAAGCAGAATACAAGGAATCTGCTAAAGCGGGTCAACTGTTCAATACAGTTACACAAGAAACCTTTGATACACTCGAAGCTATTCCTGTTTTCTATCATCTTAAATATGTTGAGTGGAAACCTAGAGAACAAGGTGGAGGGTTTATCGCTTCTCATGATGCCGATAGTGGTATTATAGGTCAAACTAAACGTGATCCTATGACAAACAAGTTTGTATTGCCCAATGGCAATCATATTGTTCAAACAGCTTATCATTATGTATTAATGATAACTGGAGATGGATACCAAAATGCTGTGATTAGCATGTCTTCAAGTCAGCTTAAAAAAAGCAGACGTTGGAACAGCTTAATGCTATCACAAAAAATTAAGGGTCCATCTGGGATGTTTACTCCCCCTACATATGCATTTACTTACAAAATTTCATCTGTAAGTGAATCTAATGATAGAGGAAGTTGGTTTGGTTTTTCAGTTGAGAAAGGTTCTCAAGTAACTGATGCTTCCATCTATGGTGAAAGCAAAGCATTTGCTCAATCTGCATCAAGTGGTGCGGTAGAAGCAAAACCTCAGGAACCAAAACTAATCCAAACTAACGAAACTAAAGACGAAACCTTACCATTTTAAATAAAAAGGAACTGGAGGTTTCGTGGAAGTTGAAAAATTTAAATCTATATTTGAGGGTTTAGATATAGCTTATGGTCAGCACCAACCAAATGGTTCGCGTGCTGACGGTAAGCAACAAGGTAAATCTTATATTGTTAGACAGGAGGTAACACATGAGCTCTGGCAAAAACATTTGGAGGGTGAGGGTCCGTCTCTTGGCATTATTCCTATTAGGGCTGATAATACTACTAAGTGGGGATGCATTGATATTGATAGTTATCCTCTGGATCATCGTGCTTTATTTACGCGGATCAGAAAATTAAAAATACCATTAGTATACTGCAAATCAAAAAGTGGTGGTGCTCACCTATTTTTATTTTGCACAAAAACTATATCATCAAAATTAGTAAGAAATAAATTAACAGAAATAAAATCCCTCATTGGTCATTCGACAGCAGAAGTATTTCCCAAGCAATCAAGCATATCATTAGAAAAAGGTGACCTTGGTAATTTTTTAAATTTACCTTATTACAATGGAAATAAATCAGTTAGATATGCATTAAAAGAAAATGGAACATCAGCGACATTAGAAGAGTTCTTTGAAATATACGAAAAGAATGTGGTAGAAGATTTAGATACCATAGCATCACCAGAAGTTGAAGTTATTAAAGATGGACCGCCATGCCTACAAGCTTTGTGTAGTCAAGGATTTCCTACAGGAACACGTAACAATGGTCTATTTAATGTTGGAGTTTATTTAAAAAAGTTTGATCCTGATAACTGGGAAAAGTTATTGGAAAAATATAATCAAAAATATATGAACCCACCACTTGATTCTAAAGAGGTGGTAGTAGTAGTTAAAAGTTTACAAAAAGGATATCAATATAAGTGTAAAGATCAACCTATTGTTTCTTTCTGTAACGTCAATGTTTGTAAAACAAGAAAGTATGGGGTTGGCGCAGAGAATGTATCACAGCAACTAGGGGCGTTATCTAAATTAGAAACAGAACCACCAATATGGTTCTTGGAAATACCTACTGATGACAATGAAGATGATCTTAAAATACAGTTATCAACAGAAGAATTACAAATACAAACAAAGTTTCAAAAGAGGGTTATGGAAGTATTGACCATGATGCCTCCTTTGATGAAGTCGTCTGATTGGCAGCAACTGGTTAATGGAAAGATGGGAACAGCTTTGAAAATTCCAGTGTCAAGTGACGGGTCTGTGTCCGGACAGTTTTTAGCTCACCTCCAGGAGTTCTGCACTGGAAGGACACAGGCGTCTACAAGGGATGAAATATTATTACGTAAGCCGTGGACAGAGGCTCTTCCGGAAAAGAATGAAAAAACACAAAAGGAAGAAGTTATCACACGCACCTATTTCAGGCTTGTTGATCTTCATGCCTACTTAATAAGAAATAAATTTACACATTATAGTAATACAGCTCAAATAGTAGCGGAGCTAAGAAGCATAAACGGAATACATAAATTTTGGAAACTGAAGAACAAAGGGGTAAACACATGGGGTGTTCCAGTATTTGATGACCAGGATTCAGACCATGAAGTGAGGAAACAAGATGCCACACCGTTCTAAAGGTTTAAAAAGAAATTTAAAATATAAAGATAAACGGGAGGATGGATATATATTTATACGATTTAGAAAAGAAATAAGCAAAGACGGATTTCATAGGGAAGAATGGCAACATCCTTATCATAGATCAAATATTTATAGAGCAAAGTATGATTTAAAATATAAAGAATCAGAAAAAGGTTTTTTTGATATTTTATGGCAATCAATAAAAAATTCAAGCAAAAAAAGAGGAACTATCAATTTTATTAAAGACAGAGATCATCTTTTAGAATTATGGAACAACCATAAAAAAGAATATGGCCGTCGCTGCAGATACACTGGAATTGAACTTACTACAAAACGATCAATGGGAGAAGGACGGAAACCAACCACACCTACTAATATATCCATTGATCGTGTAGATCCAAGACGTCCTTATGAAGAAAAAAATATTGTCTTTTGTACATGGGAATTTAATAACAGAAAAAATAGCATCACACCTGATGATTGTAAACGAATACTGGAAGTATATGAGGAACTGCATGCCAGAAGTTAACATTATACTAGGGCCTCCAGGTACAGGTAAGACGGAGAATTTACTGCGGATAGTGGACCGGGAACTAAAAAAGGGCACTGCTCCTAACAGAATTGCTTTTGTCAGTTTTACTAATAAAGCAACAGATGAGGCACGAGAAAGAGCTAAGGATAAATTTAATCTGACCGACAATGATTTTCCTTACTTCAGTACGCTTCATGCTTTTGGTAAAAGACAGCTTGGCATGAGTAAATCAGAAGTAATGGATGGAAAAGACTATAGGGAGTTCGCTGATAGTTATGGTGTAGAATTAAAAAGGATAAGCATTGACTGGGAGGGAAATGGTATTATTACCACAGACAATAAATATTTAAAGGATATAACTAAATCAAGAATGCAAGGATTAGAGTTAGATGATTATTATAACAAAGCTAATTTGGAGTATCCATGGCATGAATTTTTATGGGCTCAACAATCTTTGGAGAAATATAAGCAACAAACTGGAAAATGTGATTTCACTGACATGCTATCACAGTATGTAGAATTTGGTCCTACTCCTCCATTAGATGTAGTTATTGTTGATGAAGCACAAGATCTTACTAAATTACAATGGGATATGTGCATGAAAATGTGGAAGGATGCTAAGAGAGTTTACGTAAGCGGCGACGATGATCAGGCTATTTTTAGGTGGGCAGGAGCTGATATAGAACACCTTATAAATCTTAAAGGAAAACAAAGTGTTTTAAAACAATCTCATAGATGCCCAGTAGAAGTTCACAAAATAGCACATGAGATAGTTACAAGAATTAAAGATAGAAGAGAAAAAGAATGGAATCCACGTGATGAAAAAGGATATGTTAATTTTCACTCTTATCCTGGTAGTGTGGACGTAAGTGAGGGAAACTGGCTTATACTTGCGGCATGTAAATACATGTTAAATGATTTTGAAGAAGATTTACGATATAGAGGACTACCCTACACCAAATATGGTAAGCATCCAGTTAGTGAAGATCTACTTAGAGGAGTAGAAGCATGGAATAGGTTGAATGAAGATGAGGATATATCCTATAATGATGTGGATGCTATTTACTCAAACCTAAAGAGTGGAGTTGGAGTTTCAAGAGGTTATAAAAATCTTCAAACCCTAGAAGAAGGGAAATCATACAACGTAGAGGAACTAGTAATGCATCATGGATTGCTTAATACAGGTGTTCCATGGGATGTAGCTTTCACTACAGTAGGGGATCATGACAAGTCTTACATAAGGTCTATGGAAAAGCATGGCGGTTTAAGGGCCGATGCAAAAATAAATTTGAGCACTATACACATGGCTAAGGGTGGAGAGTGTGATAATGTTGCGCTCATGACAGATTTGTCAAGAGCTAATAGAGACGAGATGGAAATTAATTCCGACGATACAAACAGAGTTTTTTATGTAGGTGTTACGCGTGCAAAAAAAGCTCTACATATAGTACAAGCAGACTATGGGGGATTTATAATATGAATAAAGAAGAAATATTAAAGAAAGCTGCTGAGTTAGTCAGCACTAAAAGGGAATCTAGCCATGGAGATGCATTTAAAAATCATTCACAGATAGCCGATTTATGGAGTGTGTTCCTTGATGACAAACTAAAAATAATGAAGGAAATAACGCCGGGTGACGTAGCAGTCATGATGTGTTTATTAAAGATTTCGCGCTCCACCATGGGCGATTTTAACATAGATGATTTTGTCGATGGTGCGGCATACATGGCAATAGCAGGAGAAATGAATGACGTATGATCTATTTAATCAAAATGCAATAAAATCAGAGTGGGTACATCCTACTGAATTTCCTTCCATGAAAGGAAAAAAAGTAGTGGCAATAGATTTAGAGACTTGTGATACAGACCTGAAGAAAATGGGCCCAGGATGGCCTAAACAAATTGGATCTGTAATAGGCATTGCCATATCTAGTGGTGATTTTACAGCATACTACCCAATAGCACATGAAGGTGGGGGAAATATGGATAAAAAACCTATCATAAAATATATAAAAAGTGTTTGTGAAGATGAATCTATACAAAAAGTATTTCACAATGCTCAGTATGATATTGGATGGTTAAGCGTTCTAGGTATTGAAGTTAAAGGATATATTCACGATACTATGATTGCTGCTGCACTTCTTGATGAAAATAGATTTTCTTACACTTTAAATAGTATTGTTAGTGAATTTTTAGGAGGGTTTAAAGACGAAAGAGTTCTTAAAGCTAAAGCTGAGGAACTAGGAGTAGACCCTAAAGCTGAAATGTATAAACTTCCAGCTGAATTTGTTGGAGAATATGCAGAAGCAGATGCTAGATTAACATGGCGTTTGCACGAACGTTTAATAACAGAGATAGAGAAAGAAGAACTTACTAAAGTATATGATATAGAATGTCGTCTTATCCGTGTTATTTTTAATATGACTAGACGTGGAGTACGGGTAGACATGGATAGAGCTCTTGGGCTTAAAAGAAAGTTACTTAATAAAGAAAGACAATACTTGAGAAGAATAAGAGACATTACAGGATTAAATGTACAGGTGTGGGCCGCTCGTTCTGTTGCTGCAGCCTTTGACAGTGCTAATATAGAATATCCTCATACTGAGCTAGGTGCTCCAAGCTTCACACAAACATTCCTTGAGACACACTCCCATGAATTGCCAAGAATGATCACTAAAGCAAGAGTTTTAAATAAATTACAAGGAACTTTCATTGATGGTATTGCAAGATATATTCACAAAGGAAGATTACACGCGCACATAAACCAGATAAGAGGGGATGCAGGAGGATTTGTAGGGGGCACTGTAACAGGTAGATTTTCCATGTATGCTCCTAATTTACAACAAATGCCCATAAGAAATGAATTTGGATCAGAGTTAAGAAAAATATTTATCCCGGAAGAGGGAGAAGATTGGCTTTCAGCTGACTATTCCCAACAGGAGCCTAGAATATTGACTCACTTCGCAATTTTAAATAAGAACGAAGGAGCAACAGATGTTAAAGCTGCTTTTGTTAAGGGACTTGACTTCCACAAACAAACCGCTGAGATGGCTGGAATACCTAGAAGATTGGCAAAGACGATTGGGCTTGGAGTTATGTATGGAATGGGTTATAAAAAACTAGCAGTAGATCTAGACATTAGCCCAAAAGAAGCTAAAGAAATGCTAACCCAATTTAGGGAAAAGGTTCCTTTTATGCAGGGAATGCTAGAAGCGGTAATGCATAGGGCTAATCAAGTAGGATCTATACGAACTTATCTTGGAAGAAGATGTCAGTTTAATCTATGGGAACCTAATTGGTTTGAGATGGACCCTGTTACAAAACAACCAGTGTTCCATAAGGCTCTAGCCCATACGGCAGCTGCTATTAAATGGGGTGGTTCTATTAAAAGAGCTGGTACTTATAAGGCTTTAAATAGATTAATTCAGGGCACTGCTGCTGATCAAACTAAAAAGGCTATGGTGGATATATATGAAAAGCTAGGAGTTACGCCATTAATTCAAGTTCATGATGAGTTGAATTGTAGCGTAAAATCTGATATAATGGCAAAAGATATAAAAGATATAATGGAAAATTGTTTAAAGATGGAAGTTCCCACTAAAGTGGACTATAAAATTAAAACAAATTGGGGTGACGCAAAATGAGTAAACCAGGATATAGAGAACAAGGTAAGAAG